AAGAATGGCAGTAAAAAGAACTTCAAAACAAAAGGTTTTGAATCCAAAGAAAAAGCCTTACAAGGCCCCAGCCAGAGCAAATAAAGAGGGCATTGCGGCATCTGTATACGATATAGCTAAGGCTGGTCAAAATGCCAATCCTTTAGCCATTATTAGAATGATTAATGGTCGTAGAACCCCTATATCAACGGGCGGGAAATCAAGAAGTACTACCTCTACAACTAGAAGAAGAACAAGAACAATCAAGACTCAAGCTAGATCATATAGAGGAAGATAATGGCACTCAAAAGACCTAAGCTAATAAAGTATGGCAAAACATCTACAGGTGAGTATAAAGAATTACCTGGAAAGAGAAGAAAATCATCTGGCCTTCCAAAACCTTCAAAGCCTCCAAAGCCTAAGAAGGAAACAAAGACAAAGCTTAATAAAAGACTTGGCAGGATAGTGGTTTTGAATAATAAACCAAGCAGAAGATTGTCACCAGATCTAGATGTTGTTGCATTATCTAGGATAAAGAACGCTAGAAGGAAGAAATAACACGTATGCACAGTTTAACAGTTTGTTATTTATATAAACACGATATCAAATGTGCGCCCGTAAGTCAAATTTTATGCAAAAAGGATACATATCCATATGTCAATTTGTCGACATTTGGGAGGAATTAAATGGGATACGCAAAATATAACGAAGAACAAGTAAGCAATTTTATTGAATGTGCTAATGAAATGGGAATTGGGCCAGCAATGAGAGAACTAGGATATCCTGGCTCATATCATACTGCTAGTAAGTTCTATAAACAAAGAAATCTAGACATTCCGACCATTAATACATTAGCATCAATGTCAAAACAATTAGACATTTTCTATAAAGATAAAGAGAAAGTATTGGCGGCACAGGCAGTATTAGATAGATCTATAGAGAAACTATATCAAGAAGATCTATTGGCAGAAGATATCAATAAGTTATCAAATGCTATACATAAGGCTATACAAACAATTAATCTAATTGAAGGTAAATCAACTAACATTAATGAACAAAGAAATAAAGATGGATCTGATTTGGCTATTATAGACATATTGAATGAAGCTAAAATGAGAAATGAATCTATTAGACAAGCTATGACCACCCAAATTAATGAATAATTAAATTAATTTTTATTTGGAACTGTAAAAAAATTTGAAAGGTAAAAATGATAGATATAGCAAAAGTATTTGATGATATAGATCCTCTATTATTATCAATTCCAGAAGGCAGGCGGGAATTAACTAAATATGACCCTATGCTTTTTGCTTTGATCTATTTGCCAGAGCATTTGAAGAATGCAAATGGTGAAATTACACTTTCAGAGTTTCACTGGGCACTAGGTGAATATGGAAAGCAATGGATCACAAAGCCAACTACACCTAAGCAAAATAGAGATGCATTTATTGCACCTCGTGAATGTGGCAAATCTACATGGATCTTCTTGATTCTTCCTATGTGGGCCGCCGCCCACGGTCATATTAAATTCGTAGCTGCATTCTCAGATGCTGCTTCTCAGGCTGAGACGCACTTAATGACATTTAAGAACGAACTAGACACAAATGAATATTTAAGATTGGACTACCCTGAGTTATGTAGTCCTAAGTTATCTGGTGTGGGCAGGGCTATGGCTAATAATTCATGGCGTATTGTTCAATCAAATGACTTCATATTCGATGCCAACGGTATCGATACTAACTCTCTAGGTAAAAAGGTATTTGGACAACGCCCTGACCTTATTATTCTTGATGATATTGAGAAGGGTGAAAAGAATTACTCTGAATACCAGGCAGGTCGTCAAATGAATACAGTGTTTGACGACATTGCCCCTATGAATATTTACGCAAGAATGATTGTTGTGGGTACTACCACCATGCCTAATTCAATGATGGACCAATTACGTAAGTATGCAGATGGAGATAGAGATCAGTCTCTACAGTGGATTACAGACCAGAATGTTAATGTCCACTACTATCCAGCCATCCTACCCAACGATGATGGCTCAGAACGCTCCGTATGGCCTGAGAAATGGCCTCTAGAGTGGCTTCAAAGCCAAAGACACCTACGTGACTTCGCTAAAAACTATATGAATCGTCCTGTAAATACAGATGGTAACTTCTGGACATACGAAGACATCATATTAGATGAAGAGGAATATGGAAATACTATAATCTCCATAGACCCAGCAGTAACAAAGAATAAGATTTCTGACTATACAGGTATTGCGGTATTGTCTAGAGGCGAAGATGACAATATTTATGTCAGAGAAGCAATACAGTTAAAGGTTTCTCCTTCTGAATTAGCAGAAAGAGTAGAAGCCTTGGTAGACATTTATGATGCAGGAGTCATATATGTTGAAACAAACCAAGGTGGAGATCTATGGTACGATGTGTTTAAGGACATACCAGTACGATATAGATCAGTAAAACAATCAGTATCAAAGCAAATACGTGCAGGAAAGGCATTAAACTTCTATCAACAAGGTAAGGTTAGACATACTAATCATTTCCCAGCCCTTGAAGAGCAAATGTTTTCTTTTCCAAAGGTATCCCACGACGACGTTCTTGACGCAGTTGTTTCTGGAGTGTTATACTTTTTAGACAACAAGGCGCCTAAAGTATTTGCAAAACAATTAAGTTATTTAAGGAGATAAGATGAAAGACGTAAGAGTAGCCCTTGAACAAATTATCACAAAACGAGAAGGTTATAAGCAAGCTGAGGCGTATTATGAAGGCGTAAACGCTGAGGTATTTGCAAATCAACGCTGGTTTAAGCTATTTCGCTACGAGGGCAGCGATTTTAGATTTAATTTTTCTAAAACAGTAGTAGATGCAGTTCTAAATCGTTTGGAAATCAAGCAAGTCATGGCAGGAACAGAAGAAGCTATGGACTATATTGATACTATTTGGGATCAGACAGACATAAAGCTTGATATTAACGAAATTCATAGAAATGCGCTTGTCTATGGAGATTCATATGCAATTGTTTGGCCAAACGAAAATGGAGAACTAACAATTGACTACAACTCACCAATGACAACATGTGTAGTTTATAGCCAAGAGAATCCTCGTGAAAAAGAATTTGCAGCTAAACTATGGCAAATAACTTCTAACAACCAGAAGATTCTTAAACTAAACATGTATTATCCAGATCGCATTGAGAAATATGTTGGATATGGAGACATTGACCTAGTTTCACACCAAATGAACATGACTGCGATGGAAACAATCCCAAATCCATGGGGTGAGATTCCAGTATTCCACTTCCGCACACACAAGCCATTTGGAAGACCAGAACATGCTGATGCATACGGTCCACAAGATGCTATTAATAAGCTTATTTCAACACACATGTTGACTGTAGATTATCAGGGTGCACCACAGCGTTATGCGCTTGCTGCAGGAGGAAATTCAAACGAATTTGATGATTTCTCTGATGATGATACAGCAAGAGAGAACTTGGCAGCCCTACAAAATGGTCCAGGTGAACTATGGTATCTACAAGGTGTCTCATCTGTTGGACAATTCCCAGCAGCAGACCCAGGTATCTTTACAAATCCAGTAATTGAATATGTCAACGCAATGGCATCAATTACATCAACACCAAATCATTACTTCATGAGAGGAGCAACACTTCCATCAGGACAGGCACTTCGTGTGGCTGAAGCTCCTTTATTCAAGAAAGTACTAAATAGACAGCTTTCATTCGGTTCAACATGGAGAGACTTGTTCAAATTCATGTTTAAGATTGAAAATATTCCAGCTGATGTAGAAATCAAATGGGAAAATGCAGAATCAGTAGATTCGCTAGACAATTGGGATATAGCAGTTCGCAAGAAGTCAGTTGGTGTAGGTTTATACCAGATTCTTCTTGAGGCAGGTTATGACCCAGAAATTGCAGATGCAATTGTAGCTGAGTCGCAGGCACAACAGGGCTTGCCACCAGTTCCTACATCTGAAGTTGTAAACGCACACAATTACGCTCTAGAGCAACAGGCTATGGAACGTGCTTATGCCCTAAATCAGGAGCAAGGCGAAGTTAATCCTTAATTGGACGATTAGGAGAATAAAATGGAAAATGAACTCGTAGAAGGTACATCTACAGAGATCAAAGACCCAGTAGCAGTTTTGGCTGCTCTGGATCGTGCAAAAAATGACGCTAAGCGTTTTAGAATGGAAAAGGAAGCGGTAGAGGCAGAAATTGCTGCTACTAGAGAAAGAGCTAACTTAGTACAAACTAAACTTAAGAATGACAAGATAATTAGACAACTCATGGAAAATGGGGTTCCTAATGCTGATAAATTGCTTAAGTATATTAAAACATCAGAAATTAATTTAACTGATGATTTTGAAATCGAAGGATTGGATAGCCAATTGGATGCCCTTAAAACGGATTTCCCTGAACTATTTGACCCTAAGAAAATTGTCGGCGGACGTGCTGATTCTGGAGTATCTTCATCTGTTGATTCTCCGCTATCTGCAACCGAATTACAGGCAAAATACGTGCTTGGAGAAATTATTTAGTGTATAATAGATGTGTGCAAGCTAGATGGACGTTTAGGCTTGCAGACAGAAATATTTGGACGAATATTAATCTCAAGCTAACAAAATCTAACTTATGAAAAGGATAAAACTATAATGGCAAGACAAGAACTTACTGTCGCTAATGGTTATATCATCGAAGAGCACAGCTCCAACGTTGTTCAGGCTGCATTGCAGAATTCTGCAATTGAAAGCCAAGCACGTCGTGAGCCAATGGCAACTTCTGTGAAGCGTGTTCCACGTTTCGTTGGAGATGCTCCAGCAGTTTATGCTGAAGGTGCGACAATCGGTGAATCATCTGTAACTCTAGACGACATCACCCTAACAGCTCGTAAGTGGGCTAAGATTATGCACATCTCTGAAGAGGATATGAATGACTCATTCATCGATGTACTTAATACATACAAGACTCAGTGGGCAACCAACTGGGCAAAGAAATTCGACAACGCATGCCTTGGTGTGACAGTTGCAGGAGACGGAACAGACACAGCACCATATACTTCTGTATATCGTGAAGTTTCACAGTACAACTCAGCTTCTAACCTCATCCAAACAGCAGGCGCTGTTACATTCGCAGACTTGAACGATGTTCTTTCAAAGATCGAACAATCTTCATACTTTGATGCAGCTAAGACAGCTTTCATCATTCACCCATCATTCCTAGGAACTCTTCGTGGCCTTGTTGATGACAACAATCGCCCAATTCTTCAGGATCCACTAGGTGCTCGTGGAGCAACTCTATTTGGCTACCCAGTAGTCGTATCAGCAGGCGCTGCTACATCTTCAGCTGCTTCAGCTGCACCAGCAGGAAATCCACTTTTGATCGTTGGTAACACCGATCTTATGGTTAACGGTGTTCGTGCAGGCATCGAATCTATGGTATCTAAGGATGCTAAATTTGATACAGATGGAGTTCTTCTCAAGGTTCGTGCACGTCGTGCATTCGCTGTTGCTAAGCCTGAAGGCTTTGCAATCGTTGAGAAGACTGCATAAGGAGGAAATAACTAATGGCTTCTAAACTATACGGAAATTTCCTACTTAAGGCTCTAAATAAGGAAGTTGATTTTGATTCAGACACTATCAAGGTGGCTCTTCTTACATCTTCTTATACACCAGATCAGGACGCTCATGACTACTTCAACGATGTTTCTACATATGAAGTAACAGGAACAGGTTACACATCTGGTGGAGCTACTTTGGCTTCTAAAACAGCTACATACGATTCTGCAACAAACGTAATCGTACTTGATGCTGCTGACGTTACTTGGTCATCATCTACAATCACAGCTCGTTATGCTGTTGTATATGATTCAACAGGTACTGCAAGCACATCAGCTCTAATTGGTTATGTAGACTTCGGTTCAGACCAGTCTTCAACCAACGGTAACTTCACAATTACATGGGATAGCACAGGTATTGTGCGTATCACAGTAGCGTAAGGATACCCTAAATGAATGTAAAGGTTGAGGTCGGCGTTATGCAAGCAAATGCTTGTTTTAATGAGTCCAAAACAATTGTCGTAGCAACCACCCCTTACTTGTTGTCATATGCTCCGATTGTTTCCGACCTCACCTTTACCCCTTCAGTAACAGTAAACGGTGTAAGCATTTCTTCTATACCAGCAGATAAGAAATTGTTAGGAGTCATGGCTGCCTAACCGCAGCCTATTTTTATGTCATTATATTCTCAAAGAGTAGCACAAGATAATCCAGTATTATATTTTGAAAACAATTCAAGCGGGGTCAACAATACTGGCTCACGTACTCCAACAATTAGTACAGGCACATCAAACGTATTTTATTCAACTGGAGGAGTTGCAAATAGTCCCTACATTTACGTCGGTGACTATAACGATAGTAATTATGGATTTGAATATTCAGACTCAACAACAACATTTAATGACAAAGCGTTTTCTATAACAGGTTGGTTTAAAGTATCTGCATCAGATAATCAACAAGCATTTAACTGGATTTTTCATACTGGAACATCTGGAAACGGAATTAATATTGACGTAAATCAGTCACTTGCATATTTAAGTGCAACGCCCAATGGGTTTACTAATCAGGTAAGTTCACCTGGAGTTTCTCTTAATGCATGGCATCATTTTGCTTGGACCGTAGATTCTACAAATATGAAACTATATATTGATGGAAGTCTTGTTTCCACAGCATCAACACCATCTACAATATCAATGGATTCACAAGTTAAATACTGGATGCGATGGACTTCAAGCGGAACAACCAGATATGGTGCTACGGGTAATTATGATGAATTGGCAGTATTTGATTCAACTCTTTCAGCAACAACAATTGCTGAACATTATGCAGCAGGATTTGCTATAGGTTATTCAGCTACTCCAGCTACAGCATCAGCATTAGCTGTTCAACCAACTACTATAATTGATAGTGGATATGTGGCACAAGCAGCAACAGCATCTGCCACATTTGCAGAAGCATCTTGGAACTTTGTTAATCTTCCACAAATGCTTGATACCTATATGCAAACATTGTCATTTGAGCAATGGTATAGATTTGATCAGCCTAAGAAAATCCGTAACTATGGAACTG